AATTTTTACAATACAGCTGTAGGTCATGAAGCTGGTAAATTAATAACAACAGGTGACAGAAACACATTAGTTGGAGCACTTGTAGGAGATTCTTTAACAACAGGACAATATAATATAGCAATAGGTTATCAAGCACTACAATCTGAAGATACAGGTAACAGAGCGATAGCTATTGGTTATCAAGCTCTTTTTTCTCAAAACAACAATGCTGATACTTATAATACTGCTATTGGTTTTCAAGCAGGTAACGCTGTAACAACAGGTGTACAAAACGTATTAGTCGGTGGTTTTGCTGGTGACGCTCTTACTACTGGTTCTAATAATATAGCAATAGGTTATAGAGCTTTATCTGCTGAAGATGGTGATGGTAGAAACGTAGCTATTGGGCAAGATGCTTTATTTGCACAAAACGCAGGAGCTGACGCATATAATGTAGCAGTTGGTTTTGAAACAGCTAAAGCTATTACAACAGGTATTAGAAATACGGTAATAGGTAGTTTTGCAGGAGATGCAATAACCACGGCTAATTATAATACTGTTTTAGGATACGGAGCTTTAAGTGGTGAAGATACTCTAAATGGTAATACAGCTGTAGGTTATAACGCATTAACAGTTGCTAATGGTGGTAGTTTTAATGTTGCATTAGGATATGAAGCAGGTGATACCTTAACCACTGGAGATAATAATACTATATTAGGAACTCAAGCAGGAGATTCATTAACAACAGGTAGTAATAATATTATTATTGGATATGCAGCAGAAGCCTCTGCTGTTGGTGCTAGCAATGAAATTACTTTAGGTGATAACAATATATCTTTATTAAGAATACCAGGTCTTGGTTCTACTGATGGACACGTGCTTACATACGAAGCTGCCTCCGGTGGTATTGTATTAAAAGCAGGTGGTGGAGGTGGTGGCGCATCATCATTAAATGATTTAAGTGATGTTTTAATAGATGGTACTTCTAATTATTTTGTAAATATACCTGCTGGTTTAAGTGGTAATCCAGTTGATAATCTTGTAATAGGTGATACAGCTGGAAATGCGTTAACTACTGGTCTTTCTAATGTTTTATTAGGTCATGACGCGGGGCTTGCTATAACTACTGGAGATTGGAATATTTGTATTGGTACAGAAGCTGGTAAAGCAAATACAACCTCAAATAGCCAGATAAATATAGGATATGAAGCTGGTGATACATCAACAAGAATAGGTGATATTCATATAGGTTGGAGAGCTGGAAGAAGCAATGAACCATTAAATGCTTTTCCAAATGTTATTATTGGATATAACGCAATGAGTGGAGCTGCTTCAACTTCATACGCTTGTGTTGCTATAGGAGGATCTGCTCTTAATAAAATTACAGGTGCAGATAGAATGGTTGCAATTGGTTACAATGCCGGAAGAGATCATACTAGTAGTACAGACACTATATATATAGGTGAAAATACTGGAGCTAATTTAGATGGAGCAGCTAGAAGTGTTATAATTGGTCAAGGTGCGATGGATGTAACAACTGGTTTTTATAATGATCATGTAATTCTTGGTTATCAAGCAGCTGAACAATCAATGACAAATGATATTCACGCTATAGGTTTTAAAGCTTTAGAATCTCAAACAACCGGTAATAGAAACACAGCTGATGGTCACGAGGCTTTAGCTGATGTAACAACGGGTAGTGATAACACTGGAGTTGGATACAACACTGGAGATAAAGTTACAGGTGATCAAAATACACTTATTGGTTCACAAGCAGGTAGTACTGGTACAAATGATTTAACTTCTGGTGATAATAATACTCTAATAGGTTATAATGCTGAAGCAACTTCTGCGACTGTTAATAACGAAATAACTTTAGGTAATTCTTCTATTGCTACTTTAAGATGTCAAGTAACAAGTATTACAGCTTTATCAGACAAAAGAGATAAAGAAAATATACAATCATCTAATTATGGTTTAGATTTAGTTGATAAATTAAAACCAGTGACTTTTGATTGGAATACAAGAGATGGTGCAAAAGTTGGTATTAAAGATTTAGGATTTATTGCTCAAGATTTACAAGAAGTTGATGATGAAAATTTAAAACTTGTATATAATAATAATCCTGAAAAATTAGAAGCAAGTTATGGTAGATTAATTCCAGTACTTGTAAAAGCAATACAAGAGTTGAAAGCAGAAATAGAATTACTAAAATCTAAATAATGAATATAAAAAGAAATCAAATAACAGTTGAAAACGGTTTTACTGAAACACATAGTGATAATATTAAAAATCAATTATCTATGCAATTTAATAAACTAGATAATAGTAGTTCTACTAATGAAATAATTGAAAATATTAAAGGACATTTTAAGTTTGTATTAGCACAAGATTTTTATAAAAACGCATTAACTGCTGAGGAAATAACTCGTATGGAAAGTTATCTTCCTGAAAATTATCAAGACGATTATATAAATTAATAAAACAAAAACAATTAAAAATAACAATTATGCCTTATTCACAAAAAAATAACCCAATGAAAATGATGAAGTCAGCTTTAAAAATGTATAAAGATGACAAAAAGTCAGGTATGCATAGAGAGTCAGCTATGTATATGAATCATGGAATGCACAGAGATTCTTCAATGTATATGAAAGATGGTATGCATAGAGAATCAGTAAAACAAGAAAAGAAAGATTTAATGGATTATAATCCTATTGATGATAGAGCAGGTTCTCCAGCAACGGCAGCTAAGCCAGATTTTCCAGATATTGATGGAGATGGTAATACAACAGAAAGTATGAAAAAAGCTGCTGCAGATAAAAAGAAAGGTTCTCCAGCTACAAAATACGATAGAGTTGTATTAGGTGGTAACAAAGGAGATAAATCAAAAACTAAGCCAGGTAAGGAAGATTACATGGGTAAAAAATAATTAAACATGGGACACAAAGGACATTACGGACAATACAGTGGTAATCACCCTAGATTTTCTAAAAGACAAGATGAGGCATATGACGCTAAGATGGCTTACGATAAAGATTTAACTGGTAAAGCCAGATTACATTATTTAGAAAATGATATAGCTGATAAAAAATCACCAGCTAATTCTCACTGCTCACCAATGCATAATGATAAAGCTAAAAGATTAAGAGAAAGAGCTATTAAAATATCAGAAAGAAGTGGCGCTGAAAGAGGTGACGAGTATGATTATGAAAACCCAAGAGTAACAGAACTTCTTGAAAAAGCTAAAAAGATAGATGAAAGATCAAATAAAAAAGCTTTTATAAAAGGTGCAAAAGATTTTATGAAGAAAGCTCCTAAAGTATTTGATGAAAGATCAGCTGAAGAAAGAAGAAAAGATGTAGATGAAATGATTTATGAAAGACCGGATATAAATAGATATTCATCAAAAAAAAAACTGATATAAATAGATATTCATCAAGCCCAGCTAATGCGTGCGCTAAATCAGAAGGTGGAAGCGGATGTATTAAACAAATGGGTGGTGCTTGGAGAGTAATTAGTAATAAAACAGATAAACCTTGGCCAGCTAAATATGCTAGTAAAGCAAAAGCAGAAGCTGCATTAAGAGGTTATCACGCAGGTTAATATGGATACAATAGGTAAATTTAGAACAAACTTTTTAGGAAAAAGTAAATCTTTTAATATAGGATTTAATAATAGATCTCCATTTGATTATAGGAGTTCTATGCCTACTAACTTTATATCTATACCTACTATAAGTGCTAGTCCAGGGGATTATGCTTTAAGTGGAAAATCTAATTATGCGTCTATTAATACTGGTGGTGCTGAATTTACTAGAAGTTTAGGTAGATTAGCAAAAACTATTAAAGATAAATCTGATAGAAAAAAGCAAGCTAAATTACAAGAAGCAAGTGAATTAATAATAGACACTCAAGATCCTCAAGCAGCTTTAGTTGGCGGTTATGCTGATAGAATTATAAAATAAAACAGTCATGGATCTGTATAAAACCAAAAAACTATAAATAAAACAATAACAATTAAAAACAAAAATCATGGCAAAATGGATTAATTTCAATGTAGTAGGTGGACACGATGCTGTTGGTGCTGTACCAGCAGAAGACGGAGACAACTTATTACTAGCTGATTCAATCATTAGTGTTTCTGTTGCAGAAACAGCTTCAAGAATGACAGCTACTATTAAAACAAATGGACCTGCAGCTGCAGACACATGTACAGTATTAGTAAGCACAGATGCTGCTGCTACTGATCCTGACACAGCTACTCCAACTGCTGCAGACTATGAAGTTCAGTTAAAAGAAGCTATTAACAGAGCTATCACTGCTAATCCTGGAGGAGTAAAAACTAACGTTTTAGCACCACAAGATCTTGTTGCTGGATCTAAATATGATCCTGCAAAAAGAGTTTACTTTAAGTCATTTAAAGTTGCTTAAGTATGAGATCTAGAGGATTAGGCGATTCAATCGCAAAATTCACTAAAAAAACAGGTATTAAGGCTGCTGTGCAAAACATTGCTAGCAGTCTTAATAAACCCTGTGGTTGTCAACAAAGACAAGATTATTTAAATAAAAAATTTCCTTATAAACAATAATATGTTTCTTAGATTAAGCAAAGGTTTTAAAATTAAACCTCCATTTATGGAAGATAATACACCGATATATAATGCTAATCTTGAAGATGGTGTTTTAGGAAAAGCAAATAATAATGGTACTATTTTAGTATCAGATAAAATTACAGATCCAATAGAAAGAAAAAGCGTGATTGATCATGAAAAAGTACATATTGATCAAATGCAAAGAGGTGATCTCGACTATGATAATGATTTCGTATATTGGAAAGGAAAAAAATATTCACGCGACGAAATGAAAGAAGGCGCGCAAGATTTACCATGGGAAGCAGAAGCTTACGCTAAAACTGATCCATTTGAAAAATATTAATTATGGCATATAGACAAAACAATCCATTTAGTAGAAAAACTAATAACCCAATAAAACAAATTGGAGTTCCAGGCTTAGGAAGAGCGGTGCAATCATATATACAATCAGATCCTAGAATAGATCCTACTTTTCAACCTACTTCTCGTAGACAATACTATGGTCTTGTAGACGAAAGAGGTGGAGAATATAAAGAAGGTGGAATAGCAGGTTATAGAGGCCCAGATACTACAATTCAAACACCTACTGGATCACAGGCTTATGGATATTCTACTGGAGACTTTTATGTTAATGATCCTTACATGCAAGAAGGCTTAATGTTTGATCCAGAATCTGGATATAGTAGAAGAATGTTACCTGTAACTTATGAGAAAAGAGAATCAGGAAAACCTAAAAGAGCATTTATTGATTCAAGAGGTGGTGTTATAAGAGATGAGTTAGGTAATTTAGATCCAACATTTAGAAATATTCGTTCTGGTGGATATGATCTAACTAATAGAAAAGAAAGAGAAGAGTTTGAAAAATTAAGAAATAGAATGTATGAAAATCAAACTAGACAATTAGAAAGAGCTAATGTAATGTATAAGTTAGGTTCTAGTCCTGAAGAATATTTAAATTATTTTAAAGATAGACCAGATGGAAGAAATTTACCAAACTATGAAGATCGACCTTATGTACAAAGAATATATGAAAGATATGGAGCTCCTGGATCTGAAGAAAGAGCTGAAATTCTTGCAGGAATAAATCAACGATACGGTTTATAATGTCTAAAAAAAAATTTAAAGATACGACTGTTGGCCAATTATTGTTTGGAGCAGCATCTGTAATAAACCCTACGCTAGGAAACGTATTACAAGGTGTTACTTCTCCTAAAGAAGCAATAGCTGAAATAACTAAATCAGACGTTTCTTTAGAAGATAAAATTAAATTACAACAATTAATATACGAACAACAAAATAAAGAAATAGAAGCTATTACTTCAAGATGGGAAGCTGACTCAATGTCTGATTCTTGGTTGAGTAAAAATGTGCGTCCACTTGTTTTAGTATGGTGTATTGTTGTATTTTCTTTTGCAGGTATATTAGACAGTATCGATACCATTCCATTTAACATACATGAAACTTGGAACGATACTTTTGAAAAAGTAATGATGTCTGTAATATTAGCCTATTTCGGAGGACGTACGACAGAAAAAGCAACTAGTATATTTAAAAAGTAAAAACACTTAATAATAAGTAATTATAATTTTAAGAAATTAAATTAAATTAAATAAAATGAAACAATTACTATTAGGAGTTGTAATGCTTTTTAGTATTACAATGCAAAGTCAAGATTTAAGTGACGAATTAAGAGGTGTTTGGTCTAGTCCAAATACCAGTTATTATGTTGTTATACTACATGATGATGAAAATGGATACGAGTTTGTTAATTTTTCTTTTGTAGAAAATCAAACATTAAAAGAAACCTTAATAGAAGAAGGTGAAAATTATGTAAAAACTCAAATACATAATCTAACAAATAATTTTAAAACTAAAATAAAATATACTTTTATAGATGGTGAACTACACTGTACTTTCGAAGGAGGTTCTAATCATGTTACTATATATAAAAAGTATTGGATAATGACAAATTAAATTAAATAAAATGGCAGAAAACAAAAAACTTACAGAAAAAGAGTTTGAAACAGTAGTAGATTTTCAAACTAAATTAAACAACTTATTACTTAACATAGGAGCTATAGAGTCTCAAAAACATGGACTTTTACATGAGTTAGCTGGTGTTAATCAAGATCAAGAAAAGTTTAAAAAAGAATTACAAGATAAATACGGATCAGTTAATATTAATTTAAAAGATGGTTCTTTTGAAGAGATAGTGCAGGAAAAAGAAAATGAATAATGTAATACGTAAAATCAGTATTGGTGCTGATTATAAAAATGACGCAATGCATTATTCTATAAATCAAGAAGTGTACGGTGGTCATACTATATCTCATATTTTATTTGAAGAAAAAGACAATTCATATAATATACATATAAAAAAGAACAATGAAATATTACCTTGGAAGAAGTTTAATTCTAACATGGCAATATCAATTGAATATGATTTAGAATATTAATGAAAAGTTTATATAATTTTATTGTAAAGCCATTAGGCGAAAGATATGCAAATACTAAAAAAATAGGTGAAAAAGAATTAATTTTAAATACTAAAATTGAGTCTTGGAAATTTGTAAATAGGTTTGCCGAAGTAGTATCAACGCCTTTGGCTTTTACAACTTCTATAAATAAAGGTGATATTATAGTTGTGCATCAAAATGTTTTTAGAAGATTTTACGATATGCAAGGTGAGCAAGTAAATAGTAGATCATATTTTAAAAATGATTTATATTTTGTAGCTATTGATCAAATATATTTATATAAAAATAAAGATAAATGGTTGTCTTTTGGTGATAGATGCTTTGTAAAACCAATAAAAAATTCTGAATCTATATTGAATAGAAAAGAAGATCCTTATGTTGGTATACTAAAAATAGGTAATAATTCACTAGAAGCATCTAGAATTAATCCAGGAGACATGATTGGTTTTAAACCAGGTGCTGAATGGGAGTTTTTTATAGATGAAGAACGACTTTATTGTATGAAATCAAATGATATTGTAATTAAATATGGACACAAAGAAAATAAAGAAGAATATAATCCAAGCTGGGCGAATAGCAGTTGATGAATTAATTAAAGTAGCTAAAGAGCCGATTATTGATTTTGGTCCGGATATATCTGCTGATAGATTAAAAAATGCAGCAGCAACTAAAAAATTAGCTATATTTGATGCTTTTGAAATTTTATCTAAAATAAACGAAGAAGAAAATATTATTGAAGGTAAAGTAGAAGAACAAACTAAAAAACCAAAAGAGTTTAAAGGTTTTGCAGAAGGGAGGTCTAAGTAATGTATCAACAAAGTTTATATAAAGTATTAGACAACCATATTAAACCTAAGATTATTAAAAAAAATAATAGGTATAAAAAATGGGAATATGGTTACAACATAGAGCATGATGTTGTTGTTATTAGCAAAACAGGTGAAATAGGTGAAATATATGAAATACAAAACCTAAAGATAGCTTTACCTAAAGAAAAAAATACATATAAATTTGAATCAAATAGATTTGAATATAAACCTATACCTAAAGAATTACAAAGAATAAAAACTATATTTGATTGGGAAGAATATTCTTTAGATTTTAAAGAAAAATGGTATGATTACATCGATGAAGAGTTTAATCGCAGAGAGCAGGGTTTTTGGTTTTATAACAAGAACGTTCCTACTTATATCACTGGCACTCATTATATGTACTTGCAGTGGTCTAAGATTGACGTCGGGAAACCAGATTTCCGTGAGGCAAACAGATTATTCTTTTTATTCTGGGAGGCTTGTAAAGCCGATGTACGGTCTTACGGGATGTGCTACCTTAAGAACAGGCGTTCTGGGTTCTCATTTATGGCATCCGGAGAGGTCGTTAATTTGGCAACCATATCCTCTGACTCTAGATATGGTATATTATCCAAGTCTGGGCCTGACGCTAAGACCATGTTCACCGATAAGGTGGTACCCATATCAGTTAACTACCCTTTCTTTTTCAAACCGATACAGGACGGTATGGACAGGCCAAAGACCGAGCTCGCCTACCGTGTCCCAGCCAGTAAATTTACCAGACGTAAACTTACCGCCAACGAAACCTTACCGGAATTACAGGGATTGGACACCACAATCGACTGGAAGAACACGGGGGATAACTCCTACGATGGGGAGAAACTCAAACTCCTCGTCCATGATGAATCGGGGAAGTGGGAAAAACCCAACAACATCCTCAACAACTGGAGGGTCACGAAGACAACATTAAGATTAGGTAGTAGAGTTATAGGTAAATGTATGATGGGTTCAACGTGTAACGCGTTAGACAAAGGTGGTGGTAATTTTAAGAAATTATACAATGATTCAGATGTTACAAAAAGAAACCGCAATGGACAGACTCGCTCGGGACTATATTCTTTGTTCATACCTATGGAATGGAATTACGAAGGATACATTGATTCTTATGGAATACCTGTATTCAACACACCGAAAGACATTATTAAAGGACCTCAAGGAGATCCAATAACATTAGGAGTAATAGATTATTGGCAAAATGAAGTTGATGGTTTAAAAGACGACCAAGATGCTTTAAATGAATTTTACAGACAGTTTCCAAGAACAACTGAACATGCTTTTAGAGACGAGGCAAAATCTTCGTTATTTAATTTAACTAAAATATACGAGCAGATTGATTGGAACGAAGATATTAAAAATACATCTGTCATAACACAAGGTAATTTCCAGTGGATAGGAGGAATAAAAGACACAGAAGTTGTTTTTAATCCTAATGCAAATGGAAGATTTTTTATTTCTTGGGTTCCACCTAAAAGATTACAAAATAATGTAATATTAAAATTAGGTAAAAAATATCCTGGTAATGAACAACTTGGGGCATTTGGTTGTGACCCTTATGATATATCAGGAACTGTTGATAGACGTGGATCAAAAGGTTCACTACATGGTTTAACTAAGTTTAGTATGGAAGATTGTCCACCTAATCATTTCTTTTTAGAATATATAGCTAGACCACAAACAGCAGAAATATTTTTTGAAGACGTGTTAATGGCGTGTATATTTTATGGCATGCCAATACTTGCTGAAAATAATAAACCAAGATTATTATATCATTTTAAAAGACGAGGTTATAGAGGTTTTGCTATGAATAGACCAGATAAAATATATAATAAATTATCTGTAACTGAAAGAGAAATAGGTGGTATACCTAACTCAAGCGAAGATATTAAACAAGCTCATGCGTCAGCAATTGAAAGTTATATTGAAAGTTATGTTGGATTAAGATCAGATGGTACTTATGGTGATACTTATTTTCAACGAACATTAAATGATTGGTCAAGATTTGACATAAATAATAGAACAACTCACGATGCTTCTATTAGTTCAGGTCTTGCTATTATGGCTTGCAATAAACATAAGTATAGACCTGTTCCTAAAATAGTTAGACAAAGTTACGACTTAGGAATAAAAAAATATGATAATAGAGGTTCTTTATCAAAAATTATAAACTAAATGAATATAAATTATAATAATAGTGTATTTCCTAGCCAAGTAGTTAGTGATGCTGAAAAATCTTCAATAGAATACGGTAGACAAGTTGCCAGAGCTATTGAAAGCGAATGGTTTGCGCAAGGTAGAACTAATGGCAATAGATATTTAACTACATGGAATAATTATAATAGATTAAGATTATATGCTCGAGGAGAACAACCAACACAAAAATATAAAGATGAATTATCTATCAACGGTGATTTATCTTATCTTAATTTAGACTGGAAACCTGTTCCTATAATTTCTAAATTTGTAGATATTTTAACAAACGGTATATCTAATAAAGATTATGATATAAACGTTTTTGCTCAAGATCCAGATTCAGTAGAAAAAAGAACTAATTACGCAGAAATGTTAGCTCAAGACATGTTTGCTAGAGATGTAATGAAGCAAATAACAAGTACATTAGGTTCACAATTATTTAATACTGATATACCTGAAGATCAAATGCCTCAAACAGCAGAAGAATTAGAACTTCATATGCAATTATCTTACAAACAAAGCATTGAGATTGCAGAAGAAGAAGCTATTAATCAAGTATTAGATGTAAATAGATGGGATTTAATTAGACGTAGAATAAATTATGATTTAGTTACATGTGGTATTGGAGCTGTTAAAACTAATTTTAATGTATCAAATGGTATAACAATAGATTACGTTGATCCAGCTAATTTAGTATATTCTTATACAGAAGATCCAAATTTTGAAGATATATATTACGTAGGTGAATTAAAAATGGTTACATTGCCAGAAATAGCAAAACAGTTTCCTTCTTTAGATAATGCTACGTTAGAAAAAATACAACAACAAGAAGGTAATAGAACCTATATGTATGGTTATGGCAACGGACCTTACGATGAAAGCACAATACCTGTACTATATTTTGAATATAAAACATATCAAGATCAAGTATTTAAAATAAAAGAAACTCCAAATGGTTTAATAAAAGCTATTGAAAAACCAGATACTTTTAATCCACCAGTAAATGAAAATTTTGAAAGAGTAGGAAGAACAATAGAAGTATTATATAGAGGAGTTAAAATACTAGGAACTGATTTATTGTTGCAATGGGAAATGTGTCCAAATATGACAAGACCTTTTGCTGATACTACTAAAGTTGAAATGAATTATGCTATATGCGCGCCTAGAATGTATAAAGGACGTATTGATTCTACAGTAAATAGAATAACTGGATTTGCTGATATGATTCAAATAACTCATTTAAAACTACAACAAGTAATCGCTAGAATGGTTCCAGATGGTGTATTTTTAGATATGGACGGACTTGCTGAGGTTGATCTTGGTAACGGTACAAATTACAATCCAGCTGAAGCATTAAACATGTATTTCCAAACTGGTTCTGTAGTTGGTAGATCATTAACACAAGATGGTGAATTAAATAGAGGTAAAGTTCCAGTACAAGAATTAGCAACAGGTTCAGGTCAAGCTAAAATACAAAGTTTAATATCTACATATAATTATTATTTACAAATGATAAGAGATGTGACAGGATTAAACGAGGCTAGAGACGGTAGTTTAGCTGATAAAGACACTTTAGTTGGTTTACAAAAAATAGCAGCACAAGCTTCTAATATTGCTACTAAACATATTAATAATGCTAGTTTATTCTTAACGCTTAGAATATGTGAAAATATATCTAAAAAAATTAAAGATATGTTAGATTATCCATTAACAGCTAACGCTTTGAGAGATAGTTTAAATATATTTAATGTATCTACATTATCTCAGTTAGATAAATTAAATTTACATGACTTTGGTATATTCTTAGATTTAGAACCAGATGAAGAAGAAAAAGCGAAACTAGAACAGAATATACAAATAGCTTTATCTAGTGGTGGTATAGACTTAGAAGATGCTATTGAAATACGTCAAATACGTAATCTAAAATTAGCAAATCAAATGCTAAAACAAAAGCGTAAGCGTAAACAACAAAGAGAAAGACAAATGCAAGCTGAAATGGCTCAGCAACAAGCTAATGCTAATTCTCAAGCGGCTCAAGCTGCAGCAGAAGCTGAAGTTCAAAAACAACAAGCATTAACTTCTGAAAAAGTAAACTTTGAACAAGCTAAGTCTCAATTTGAAATACAGCGTATGCAAACTGAAGCTGAAATTAAACGTCAATTAATGGCTGAAGAATTTAATTATCAACTTCAATTAGAACAAGTAAAGGTACAAGCTGAAAAACAAAAAGAACAAGAAATAGAAGATCGTAAAGATAAAAGAACAAGAATAGCTGGCACTCAACAAAGTCAAATGATAGATCAAAGAAAAAATGATTTACTACCAATAGACTTTGAACAACAAGGTGGTCAACCACCAATGCCTGCTATTTAGTATTAATTATTTAATTATATTATATTATGGCAGAAAAAAAGGCGGCCGTAGAGGTCAAGCAAGAAGGTGAATTTACTTTAAAAGGTAAAGTAAAACCTAAAAAACCAAAACAATTAGGTAAAAAAGCTGAAGTCGCAAAAGTAGACTTATCTAAAGATCCTAATGTTAAAATAGAAGAACCAATAAAAGTTGATTTAACTAATAAAAAAGAAGACAATGCCGTTCAAGCACAAAAGACAAATGATAGCGATGTTGTTGTCGAAGAACAAAAAGACGGTGGCAACAGCAAAGGAGTGGTTGAAGAAATACGGTCCACCGAAGAAAAATTAGAGTCTCCTATTGAAATAATAGAAGAAATAAAAGAAGAAGAAGTTAAACAAATAGAGGTTAAAAAAGAAGACACTCCAATTGTTGAAACTCCTAAACTACCTGAAAATGTAGATAAACTAGTTAAGTTTATG